GGTCGATTTACCAACTCCGACCAAGACGGCATGGTGCACGGTGCCGAGGTCCGCAACGGCCGCACGGTGGCGTATTGGCTCACACCGCACAACGTGCCGTACTACGGATCGCTGACCAAAGTCGGCCAGGCGAAGCGGTATCCGGTGTTCGATTCGCAGGGGAATCGAATCACGTTCTGGCTCGGCTTCCGGCATCGATTCTTCCAGCGTCGCGGCATCAGCCGGCTATCGGCCCCTCGCGACGCGATGACCGGCTTCGACGATTTGAATTACGCCAACACGAAATCATCGCTGCGACGTGCGTTGATTTCGTATTTGATGCAAGACAATCCGAACGCGATGACGCCCCAACTGCCAGGGAGCGGAACTGCACGGATTCCAAAGGCCGGCGATCGGTACGCTCAACAGGTCGGGCTGGGAATCGAATCGATCACGGTCGAGCAGATGGGCGAACCGGCCCAGGTGCTCAAGGCCCCGGACGGCAAGATGATCGAAGGATGGAATGCCAACATCCCGGGGCCGGCGTTTTTCGAGCATGCGGCATTGATGCTCACCATGCTCGCGGTCAACCTCGAGCTGCCGCTGTCATTTCTCTTGCTGGATGGCTCGCTCGTCAATTTCCACGGCGGCCGTATGACGTTCGATCAAGTCAAACTCCGACTGCAGCAGATCCAGAAGGACGAAATCCAAGGACTGTGGGCGCCAACCTACGAATGGCGAATTCGCCGCAAGCTGACACCTGGCAGCCCCGATTTCGATCGTGCTCTGTACGCTCGCTGGCAAGCCGGCGAAGTCGATCCATTCGCCTACAAGTTCCGCCCGCGGGGCTGGCCCTACGTCAAGCCCGCGGAAGATGCGGCAGCCGAAGACCTGGCCGAGCGTCGCAACCTGCGATCACTGCGGGCGATCCTTGCCGACCGCGGCGTTGACATCGACGAGCATATTCCAGAAGTGCTTGTCGATCGGGCGTCGTGGGTGCGACTGTCGATCGCCATCGCTCGCCGAATCGCTAAGCAAAACAGCGATCTCGAAATCAACGTACTGGATCTGGCGAAAGAACTGCGGTACGGCCAATCGATCGCCGAAGCGACGGTGCCATCGCAGGCCGCAGAAATCGCGACCGACCAAAACCGCATGGCTGAATCAGCGGAGGCCAAAGCGTGACAGTGCCATTCCAGCCACGATTCGAGCTTCAATCGCCATACGTCGGCGACTACTTTGGCCTGTGGATGATCGAGCCGACGTGGTTCGCGAACGCGGCCCAGCGGATGAACGGTGCTAATTTGCATCTGCATTTGCAGTCCGCGGAAGTCCAGCAAGCCGTATCGAATCGCGACTCGCGAACGTACCCAGTCAGTGAAGACGGAATTGCCGGATTCGTTGCTGAAGGCCCCATGATGAAGGCCGTTCCGTCGATGGCAGACGGAACCAGTTACGTCCGCTTGCGGCAGCAACTGAGCAACGCTCGTCGCGACCAATCAGTCAAGGGCGGGCTGCTGATCATGGATACCCCTGGCGGAACGGCCAAGGGGAACGAAGACGTCGCCGCCGAGGTCGCAAAGTTCGCCGCCGAAAAGCCACTGTTCGTGTTCGTCGAAGACATGACCGCATCGGCCGGCGTATCGATCGCCAGCAATGCGACGAAGCGGTTCGCGAACAACGCGACCGCATTTTATGGGGCGATGGGCACGTATGGCGTGATCCAGGACATGAGCGGGATGGCCGAGAATCTCGGCATCAAGGTCCACGTCATTCGTGCCGGCAATTTCAAGGGCATGGGCACCGCCGGCACAGAAGTTACCGAAGAGCAACTGCAGGAGCTGCAACGCGAAGTCAACCGACTGAACGATGCGTATCTTGCCACGATCGCTCGCGGGCTCGGCAAGTCGGTCGATTCGATTCGCGAGCTGGCCGACGGTCGCGTGATCTTCGCGTCCGATGCGGTGTCTGCAGGGTTGATCAATGGCGTTCAGTCGCTGGAAGAAACCACCAACGAACTGCGGGCGATGGTCGCCAGCAGAAGTCAGAAACAGTTCCACGTAAACCGGAGCAAGACTGCAATGGCTGACAAGACTCCCGCAACTCTGCAAGAGTTGAAAAGCACGTTCCCCAACTCTTCGGCCGAGTGGCGTGAGACGCAGCTCGAAGCCGGTAACGACATCGGCCAGGCGGCGATCGCGTACGCTCAGCATGTCGAGGCCGCAGCCGCGAAGCAACGCGACGATCACGCCAAGCAGCTCGAAGAGGCGAAGGCCGCCAGGCCGTCCATCACGACCGGACACCAGCCGCTGACGGCCGCCAACGTCAACGACGGCAGCGACATCGACAGCGGCGATGCGGTCGCAGATTTTCAGTCGGCGGTTCGTGCTCGGCTGCCGAAGGGACGCGAGGCGACATACGAAGAGCGAATGTCGGCCGTTTCCTATGTGGCACGCACGCGGCCGGACCTACACCAGGCGTTTATCATCGCGACGAACTCCGACAAGGGGGCTCGCGTCAAGCGACTGGTCCAGGAGAAGTACGAAGCGGTCGCATAGCTCGCGACTGAACTGACCGGGTTCAATAACACACAAGCGTTTAACGGAGCAAACCCATGACCGCTCTTGTTCACTGCGGACCACGCAGTTTTCCGAACAACTCTGCCATTTCCGGAAATCTTCGCGTCAAGCTTTCCGGCGGCTATTTAGTGGCTGCAGGTGCGGCCGATGACGAAATCGGCATCCTGGAGGATCGTACATTTTCCACCGATCCCAAGGGGTCGGTTCGCATGCCGGCGACGCATGAGACTGTGCGAGTCACGGCAAGCGAAGCGATCGCTCAGTACGCCAACGTATACCCGGCCGCGGATGGCAAGGTGTCTGCTACCGACAACGGCCCGCGATGGGGAATCGCACTGGAGGCAGCCAGCGGCGATGGTTCGCAGATCGAAGTTTTGCGATTGCCGGAACCTGTGGGCGGAAGTGGGCTGCTTAGCGAGACTGTCACGTTCACCGAGGATGGCGACACGACTTACACTGGCACCGTCAGCATTCCCGCAGGTGCAACCCTCGTCGACATTATCATCGACGCTGTGTCATTGTGGGATGACGGAACAAGTGCAGTGCTGAAAGTCGGCGACGAAACCGACGACGACGGTTTCTTTACTGGCGTCAACCTGAAGGCTACCGATCTGCTTGCCGAACAGTCAATCAACTTTGACCGCACCGGAGGCAAAGAAGGTGCGTACCTGGCTGGCACTGCAACGCACTGGACTGATCGCTATCGTGCGACCGCCAGGACTGTTACAGGCGTCGTGACGACTGGCGGCCAGGACGGATCTGCAGGCGTCACTCGAATGCTTGTGATTTATGCACTTCCGGCCAACGTCAAGGCAGCCACCGGAGCATAACGACAACGCCAAATGGCGATGACACAACTGAACCACGCGAGACGTTGCGACTGATCATCGCGACGGAAGCACATAGACGGCCGTGCAGGGCTGCACCCTTGCACTGCCGTTTTTTTGTGCGCTCGCGAGGTTCAGTATACCCCGAAACACATCACCCCTATTGGAGAACTTCGCAATGGCTCAGCCATCCTCAGCGATCACTCGCTTTGATCTTTCGATGTCGTACGTTGAGTTTTCATTCGCGGCCAATCGTCGAAAATTCATCGGACTCAAAGCCCTGCCTCCGATTGGGGTAATGCAGGAAGCTTCCGACTTTCTGCGACTGGATGTTGAGTCGTTTTTGACAAAGCCCGAAGACACTCGTCGCGCTCCGAAGTCGACGTATAAGCGGGATGATTACGAGTGGACAAAGGACTCGTATGCGTGCGACGAGCACGGCGTCGAAGAGATCGCAGATGACGCGACAATCGAGCGTTACGGCGACATTCTGCGAGTCGAACAGATCGCGATCATGCGGGCTGTCAATCGAATTCTGCAGTCGCTCGAGCAAGACATTGCAGATGCGGTGATGAACACGACGACGTGGGCCGGAGCATCGCTGACGACAGCCGTAACAGCCATCGGAAGCAGCGGCAACGTAGCATGGTCAACCAAGGCCACTGCTGATCCGATCGCACACATTGACCATGCCCGCGAGAAGGTCAAAACGAGCAGTGGGATGACGCCGAACGCCGTCATCATGACGGACACGGACTTCATCAACTGCATCCGCACGGATCGAATCGAAGCGTTGCTGAAGTACGACGCTTCTGCATTGATGCTTGCGATGAATCGCCAGATCGACAGCAGCATGCTGTCCGACGCGACGTCAGGGTTGGCTGGACTGTTCAACGTCGACAAGATTTTGATCGGCCAAGGCTTTAAGAACACCGCGGACAAAGGACAGACGGCCACGTTCGGTCGATTTTGGCCGGCTGGCAAGGTAATGGTGTGCCACATTAACGATGACGGCATGACCGGAGACCTTGAAAGTCCGTTTCCGAGCATCGGTCGCACGATCTTCTCCACGAAGAACGGCGAGCCGCTGCCAGGCAGTGACGATGCCGGATTCGGTTCGCTGATGTTCGACGAGTATCGCGAGGAACAACGGCGAGGAGCGGTGTTCCGCCCGCGGAACAAGCGTCAGGTCAAGATTTTGCACAAGGAAGCCGGGCATCTGTTGACTGCGGTTTCGTAATGCCATCGTCCCACGAGTCCATGTTTCAGACATCGTCGACGCCGCTACTGAATGATCAGTTCGGCGTTGACGTAGTTCTGACTCGCGGCGTGCTGAAGACCGAGACATTCACAGCGAGGCGAAACGACAAAGTGCATCGAGCGTTCGGCATGGAGGTCGGACTCGAAATCAGCGTGACGATGCGAGACTTCATCCTGCCGGCGGCTTCGCTGGTGATCGATGGAGTGACGATCGTCCCGCGAACTGGCGACAGGATCACGGAAGGCTCTGAGGTGTTCGAGATTCTGCCGCCTGACGACAACACGCCGGCCGTCGAATTGCAAACGGGCGGCTATGACTACTTGGCCCACACGAAGCGGATCGAATGACCAACGCGATTCCAATCCGGATTGCTGACGCAGTCGCCAGCCAACTCAACACGGCAGCCGCCGCGTCCGAGTTCACGCTGAACGATTGGACCGCTCGGCGTTCGTACCCGGATTGGGACGACAAGTTCAGCGACCTATCCGAGCACGACCTGTCGATCGACGTTGTTTTCGTGCCGCGGGTGACGCCTACCCTGGATGACCACGCATCGCTCGAATACCCGATCGAGATCCACATCGCAGCTCGGCAACGGCTCAGACCCGCCGATCGCGACGCGGACACCGGCCGTTATCGAAACGATGCGGTCGATCCGCTCGTCACGTTGCTGCATGAAATCCACGACTATTTTGCCGGTCGCCGCGGCAGCGATCCGCTCGCCGATGCCACCGATGCGACGTGGCAGGAGTCGGACATCAAAGTCGCGGTCGACTACAAAAAACTGCGGGCCGGGTTGTTCTATGGCTGGTTGAGCTTGCGATTCGACGTGCAAAAGGACTTGCCATGATCACCGCCACCGTCATCACCGAAGACCGCACGAATCGCGTCCGGCAAGCCGCGAAGAAAGCGGCATTTCGCAACCTGCGGCATGCGGCAGGCGGCATATCGAAGGCAGCCAAGAAATCAATCACCAAGAGCGTTGGCCCGTCCAGCGAAGGCGATCCGCCACACACGCGAGGCCGCGGCGGGCACAACCTGAAGGGGTCGATCCGATACGACACGGACGGCATCGACGCGGTAATCGGCCCGATCGCCAGCTTTGTCGGAGCTGCCGGCGAAGCTCACGAGTTCGGCGGCGAGTACCGCAACACAACATTTCCGGAGCGGCCTTTCATGGGTCCAGCTTTGGAGCAAAACCAATATCGATTTGCAGCCGGCTGGGCCGGGTCCATTGGAGAGTGACACATTTTGAACCAGGCGGGCAAGATTAGATTCGCTCGCCGTTTTGTTGAGGATCAACGCTCATGACCGCAGTAAAACAGCCCGGCTACAAGGACAAGCTCTATCACGACACCGCCGGGACAACGGCCGCGACGCAACTGTTGCGGATCACCGATCTCGATCTGGACGCGGTGACGACGTTCGCAGAAGTCACCGATCGCGGCGACGGATCTGCGGTCCCGCACGAAGATCAAACGCCGGTCAAAGTCGCGGTGAAGATCACGTTTTCGTTCAACGAGAAGACGGCCGATCCCGGCTTGCCGCTGTTGCTCGCCGCACAAGCAACCAGCACGCCGCGTGCGTTCAAGTACGCCAACGCACTGGGGACGACTCTGTTCGATGGCGACTGCTACGTCAAAGCGAGGAAGAACGCCTCGCTGAGCGGAGCCGGAACGTACGACTTCGAGTTGACTCCGACCGAAGACGGCGGCCGCGTCTGGACCTACTACGGATCGTAATCCAGCGGAGCGAATCGACCACTCGCAGCACGCGAATCAATCCATGAAATCGAGGTGAATCATGCCACAAGGCAGCCTGTTAAAATCACTGACGCTCGGCGGTCGATCCTGGAGCAACCAGGGGGCGATCCTCCGCGAGTTCGACTCGCTGATCGATCTTGCCATCGACCTGCCTGCCGGGAAAACCGGCGACCTGACGACTCGCACTGATGACGAAACCGGTTCCATCACGATGGACTCGGCCAGCCACGGAATCACGACCGGGGCGATCGTCGACATTTACTGGACCGGCGGCGTTCGCTACGGAGTTACCGTCGGCACAGTCAGCGGGACGACGGTCCCAATCGGTGCCGATGATTCCGGTAGCGGCGACGTGCTTCCGTCTCAGGCAACCGAACTTGTCGTGACCGAGCAAGTCACCTTTCAATGCCCGGTTGACGGTGACGCGGTCGAAATCTTCGGTGCGATCCTGCAATGTGCGTCGGATGCCAACGCAGTCGGCCATCTGCAGTTGCAGGACACTGGCGATGCCGAGATCGCCGAGTTCGATTTGGTCGAAGTCAGCAACGCCACCGGTCTGGCTAACTGCTACGACATCACCGGCGGCGACACGAATCCTTTGACCGGCAACCCGATCACCCAGGGACTGGCCAGCAACGGCAGCTCGACCGCCGCGGCCAAGCTCTACCTGACGTTCGGCATCAACCTGACCGAGTAACACCATGCGACTGAAAACGGACACCGCAGCTCTGCTGCACGCCTTTCGTGCTGGAGCCGCCTGCCCTGGGTGCATCTCAGTCAGCAGGCGGCTTTCCATCACGAAGCAGCTTGAGCAGCTTGGCCTGTTACGCAACGGAAAACTGACCGCCCGCGGCGAACGAGTCGCGGACAGCATCCAACCACCAACCGCGATGGCCGAGCCAGTGCAGCAGAGCGAGGCAATGCCGGACGCTATCGACGAACCGGAGGCAACTCCGCAGCACAGCGAAAGGCCCGACGATGGAGAAACTGAACGCGACGTTTACCGACT